CTTTTAAATCAAAAGGTTTTGTTGCATATACTTTGGCGTCTGCTTTTCCACCATAGTATTCCCATTTGTCTCTATATAAAACTTTGTAATCTCCTTTTGATTTTGCAAGTAAAAATTCAAAGTTAGTTTTGTAATCAATAAACTTAGCATACAAATCTTGATTTCTTAAAGCCTCTGTATCTAAATGGTCTTTATTAACAGGTAATTCTTTGTAGACTATTTGTTTTAATTCATCTAATGTCATTTTGTATTAGTATCCTTTGCTTTAAAATATACACTATATATTGTGTCTTGTCAAGGGTTATTTAATCACCACCACCACTTGATAGTACAGGTATTTCTCTAGAGTTGACAATCATCTTTCTTCTTTTAACTTTATTTGTATTGTGATAATTCCTATAGATTTTAGTTTCTATATGACTAAACACTGCAAGATTTTTTGTTGCAAACTGTAAAGGTATTTTTTTATCAAACTCTGTTATCCATGAAAAGTTTTCTATCTTTCCATAGTGATAGAGAATATAATATTTTGGGGGATTAATTAATTCATAATCAACTTCTTCGGGGCCTATACAATCACATACACAATCATAATAGTATGAAAATATTTTATCATTTGTAGCATCTCTATTGTCAAAATGATAATTGCCTTTGTAGTTAAATAAAGATTTGTAGTCTTCAATTACTTCTGGTATATTAAGACCCATTCGATTAATTAAATTAATTTCTGTGTTAACGCAACTTGTAATATTATTATTACTTTGTGCGGCAAAAAAATCTAAATTAGTTCCACCACCGTGATATTTTACTGTTTGGATTTTAGAGAAGATGTTATTAAGAACTTCATATTCAAAGTACTCAATATCTATGTAGTTGTTGTTTCTTGAAAGAGACTTAAGCTCTTTCCACAAATCAATGTGTGTCATAATATAATTCCTTTTATAGGGTTACTATTTCATAATATTTATATGCGAATTCTGTCGTTGCTTTTAAGTATGTTATATCTGTTTCCTCTTGAGTAAAATCTAAAGCTGAAAGAGATAATGGATATAAGTCTTGAAATCTTACTTCGATTAAAGGATTGTTTTTATTTGTTAGTAGTGTTAATGTTGCATCTGAAAACATTGCGTTTGCAGGTGTTCTTTCACTAGTATGTCCAACATCAGTACCTGAAGCAACAGCACCTCTAGTAGGTGAAGGTGTATTGGATGTAACTGCTCTAAAGTCGCTAAATTGTTTTCTTGATTTTGGAAAACCTATTGCTAATAACCAATTGTGTAATTCAATGTAGTTTTCATAGCTTTCTGCTACTTGAAATCCAATGGTAAGATTGTCAAATGTAAGTTCATCACCCATCATAGGTATTTGTTTTAAAGGTGTAGGCATAAATGCTTCGCCAAGTGAAATACCAGGCAAATTACATTGCGTTACAAAGAACTCAACCTTTGGAAGTTGAGTAATTCCAAACTTAAATTGAGTTGGACTTGCAAAGTCCAATGTTGTTGGTTGTCTTGATACACTAGTCATAATACTATTTAGTAGAAATAAAAAAGGGCGCCGAAGCGCCCTTTTGGAATAAAATTGTAATCGAGATTACATTAAGTTAGCTACTTTAACTCTTCTGTAGTACTTGTTAGTGTTCGCTGTAATTGCGACACTTCCGTTAGTACTTGCACCCACTGTTCCTGTGTGGAATGGGTTTGAAGCGATACCGTATCTAGTCTTAAATCCAATTTTTGGTTGGAATGTGTTCTCGCCAACTGCTCTCACCATTTGTAGTGGAACATATGGACAGTAGAACATACCTGCGTCATAAGGTGAAGAACCTTTATAACCAACTACGTAGTATTGTGAAGCTGATACGTTGGCTGCATATGGGTCTACATATACTTTGTATCTGCCGTTTAACACACCAGCAAAAGTTGTTGATGTATCATCTACGTTTAAGTTAGTTGATAACGCTGGAGTGTAATCTAAAACACCAGCCATTTGTAAGGCAGAAGCAACGTCAGCACTTGTAATGATGATGTTACCTTTCCCTCTTCTTGTCTGTTGACCGATTGCGTTAGCATCTCTTTCAACTGCAAAAAGAAGTCCTTTGAACTTTTCAACTGACCAACGTCCGTTAGAATCAGTATCTAAATCAAAGACACCTGCGTTTGTTACATTTACCTGAGCACCTTTAACAGCTGAGTTATAGATGTTTCTGATAACTTCTCTGTTAATTTCTGTTAAGATTTCTGCTGATAAAATGTTAGCAAGTTCTGTTTCTGCGTCTAAACCATGGATTGCTTTTAAGTCTTGAGCAAGTTCCATTGTGTATTCAGCTTTAAGAGCTCTTGATACAGCTGTAACTGTGTGCTTCTCAATTGAGAATGCCATTTCTGCGAAAGCGTCAGCAGTAGTATCACCTAAAGCTTCACTTTGTGCAGTTGTCATACCAGTAACAGTTGAGTAAGTACCTGCAGGTGTATCGTTTAACACTGCTGGGTTTGTACCAGATTGGTCGCCCGCACCAGTATTACCAGCTGCGTCTTGGTTAGATAGAAATGGAATTTCCTCATCTACTAACGCTTCTGCGCCTGCTTGTGAAATACTTCTTGCTCTCATTGCAAAGATAAGTCCTGTTGGACCAGTCATTGGTTGAACACCACATACATCGTATGCAATAAGGTTTGGCATTGAACGTCTAACAAGAGAGATTAAAATTGGGTCCCAATTGTCAATTGATGAACCTGTTGCGTTTGTTGCTTCGCCTAAAAACGCTCTATCTTCTCTTAATGCTTTTTCTTGGTTTTCCAAGATGACAGTAGTAACAGCTCGTCTGTATGCATCATCGATTTTTGGTAATTCGGGATGCTCTAGGACTGGCTGCCACTTTTCTTGTAAGTTTTGTGTTTGAAACATTAGTTTCTCCTTCTTATATTCTTACTATTTATTAATTTGCACTATTCACTGTTCTGCCAATTGCAGACATGTAAGCTGCCATTGAACTATCTTCAGTGATGTCCTGTACAGGTGTGCCAGTTTCTACGTCATTATCAGTTGCTTCAGAAATTACTTGTTTTGGGAAGTAAGATTCTTTAAGGGTGTTTAACTTTTCAGCATAAACAGTTTCCTCTGTGAATTCTACGTCTTGTACAAGTGATTCGAACTTTTCAATCTCTGTGCTGGTTAAATCAGATGAAACATCTTTTAAAACCTTTTCCTGAACCAGAAAACCCTCAGCCTTTTTGGATTCAACAACTTGTTGAATTGTTGCTTCAAGTTTTTCCTCTAGTTTAGAAATCTTTTCAGCTTGTGCTTCAAGTACATCGTACTTGTCGTCAGGCACATCGATGTAGTGGTCTTCAAATAAAGTTTTTAGACCAGAGATGAAGTCTTCAGCGATTTCGCCTTTAAGGCCACGCTCAAGAGCAAGTTCGTTTTCTTTCATCCACTCTTCAACAACATAGTTTAAGTAGTTATCTACTTTTTCTGTTAGTGAAGTTCTTACATCAGCAACTTCTTCGATTAATTCAGATTTGTATTCTTCTTCTAATCTTTTAATCTCTTCTCTAATCTTGCTTTTTACAGCAGTTTCAAAGATTGTTGCAGCTTTTACTTTAAATTCTTCGGAAAGGTTAGTATCTGCACCTAAAAGAGCATCTACATGTTCTTTAACGTTAACAGACTTTAATCTTTCTTCGGTCTTAGCATCTTTTTCTTCGTCATCTGCGCCGTGAGCCATTTCTGAATTGTATGCTGCGTGTAGTTTTTCCATTTTGTCTTTTGACATTTTGGACATACCGTCTTGCATTTCTTTATACATTTCGTCTTTGGTTTTGTGCATTGCAGCCTTCATGTATTGAGCATATAATTCAGCCATGTCGTCTTTTTTCATAGACTTCATTGCTTTAATCATAGTTTCTTTCATTTTATCAGGCGTCATTTGCTCATCGGTCTCATCTGCGTCATCAGAATCGTCAGAATCTTTGGACATATCATCGTCATCGTCCTTTTCTTCTTCTTCTTTTAACTTAGGTGTCGCATCAGCTTTACCGGCCCCTTTTTTAGCAGGGTCGTTTGAAACTTCTTTGGTTCCTTTACCTGCAGCTACAGACGCATCACCAACTTCGGCTGGTTTTGCACCTTTATCTACTTTAGTCTTACCATCAGATACAGAATCAGCTTTATCAGCTGGAGCTGCACCTTTTTTTGGAGCATCAGCACCATTGGCTTCTTCAAGTTCAGCCAAAACTTCCGCTTCTAGTTCCTCAATGGTTTTGTCTAATTCATTAGCCATGGGATTGTCTCCTTTAGTTTTATTTATACATCATTATTTATAAATTAAAGCATTTTAAGGAACTTTGCAAACTCTAATGCTTGTTCCTTATCTTGTCTTGCTCTAACTTTTTGTTCAATTCTTTCTTTCATTTCGAAAACTTGTGCCTCGATTAGTGAACCATGGTTCCAAACCCATTCTTTTCCTTCCATAATGCCCTCTACGAAAGCGGAAGGTGCTGACGGGTCAGCCACAATATCACCTGCTGTTGCAAGTTTGAAATCACTTCTCACATAATTCACACCACCTTTTTGGTCTAAACTACCCATGCCTCTTGATGAAACGCCGAGTGTAGCACCCTCGTCCATAAGATTCTTTACAATTTCACCCATTGGAGTTGACATAATCTTTGCCTCTCCTATGAAGTTATCGCCTTCAGCCTTTAAACTTGTAATCATATGTGATACTCTATCTAAATTGACTGTTGGTCCTTCTGGGTGTCCTAGCTCTCCGAATGCTCTTTTCTTTTGAACATATTCTTCGTTATAGGATTTAACTTCTTTCATAAGGATATCTTTTGGATATACTCTGCCATTTCTATTCTTTATATTGGCTTGCATAAAGATTCCTCTTATTTTGTAATCCTTTTTGCCATCTTCCTTTTCTTCTATAAGATAGTTTTGAGAACTAAAATCGTTTGCTTCTGTGATTAATTTAACTGTATTCATTAGCTTATATTATCGAAACCCGATACCTTTCTACATTTTAGGATAATAAATCCTACACATGCACTATCATTTTCATAGAAAATATCACCAGTGATTCCGTCACCAGCGTTGTTTGCAATTGACGGCATTTGTTGACTACCGACATTATAACTACCATTACCATTTAGTGTAAGAGCAGTTATATTCGCTGTTGCGTCAAATTCTATTTCTGTTACGGAACTAACTGACCATTGACAAGCAACAATACTTACTCTTGGGTTGGTAGCGGCACCAGCTAATGCAGACACATCAATAATCTTTAGTGCTGTTGCATTTGTACCTGTAATTGTTGTTTTAGTAATAACTTCAAAATCTGAATCTACTAAAGTTTGCGTTATATAAGCCATTTGTTACTCCTTAAATACCTAATGCTTCCTTTTCAAAGTAATCGTATAACTGTTTTTCAGGCACACGATTCTTTTTGGCGACATCAGATATTGCTTTTTCAAAATTATTTAGGAAATTTGAACCTTTAGTATCTAATTTATTGAATAATTCATCTACTGCATTCTTCATCTTGGGCGATAGTTTCTTATAGGACTTAGTTTTCTTATGTTCATCCTTTTCAACAATCGAACTATAAATGTCTGCAAATTTCTTAGTCATCCGTTTTGTCTGTATCGTCAGGCAAATGGTCTCTAACAAAAGATTTTGCAACTTCAGCTTTTTTAGTTTCAAGTGAATCTGCCATCTTTGCTTTCATTGTGCCTTTAAATGCATCTTCGGCGTCAAGTGTTTTTCCGTTTGCCAATGCATCGATTATATCTTTACTGTTCATCGTCATCTCCTATTTCATCATCTTCTTCTGGTCCTTTAAGTGGTTCGTTGTTAATACCACTGTTTGGTTCTAAATTTACCCCACCGTCTTCAGGTTCGATTCCAGCCTCTGTGTTTATTTCTTTTCTCATTTCTTCCATTTCATAATCAGTCATCCTTAAAACGTTTTTATTAACCCAAGATTTAGAAAAGAATGTTCCAATATAACTTTCTATTGCTCCAAGTTGGTCTATTTTTTCTCTTAATAATTCTGCAGCTTTTAATTCTGCAAAATGACCATCTTGCATAAAGTCATATTGTATATGCTCTTTAATTGAAGTCCACTCATTAATATTTATAACACCCTTTAAAACTAATTGTGTTTTTAATATGTCATTAAATAATGGTGTAAACTTTTTTCTTATTCTTTGAACGAACTTAGTAAACTTTAATTCGTCTCTAGTAATTTCCGTTGAACGACCTAAAGAAAAGCTTTGTTCTGCTTCTAATCTTGAAATAGGAACATTCAAAGAACGATAAAGTTTTCTTTGGAAATAAATGATATCATCTATCTCACCTAGATTTGAACCACCAGGCAATGTTGATATCTCTGTTCCTCTTCCACCTTCTCGTCTTGGTAACCAAAAATCTTCTAGCATTGACATATGATTTCTGTCATCTCTAATTTCACCAGTCTTTGCATCATAAACTAATTTGTTACGATATCTTTGCATAACATCCTTTAGATATTGTTCTGCTTTTACTTTTGGAAGATTACCCACATCAATGTAAAATATTCTTCTTTCTGGTGCTCTTGATATTCTGTAAATAACTAAAGAATCTTCAATCATTCTTAATTGATTGACAGGTTTAATTGCTTTTTGTAAGTATGATAAAACAAGATTTTTGTTTGCATCAACTAAACCAGAAGGTACATAAGTTACTGCATCAGGTGAGATACGAATACCTTGAGTACCATTTAAGTTTACACCTTTTTCGTTGTAAACATAATAGTCAGCAGTTCCAGCAATTAAGTCTGGGCCTGTTCCTCTATTTGGTTTCTTCTTTACTTCTTTAACTTTTTTAATTTTTCTTGGGTCTATGTATCTAAGTTCTACAATACCAAGTTTAGGATTTTTTGTATCAATTACTTTATGATAATATAATCGACCATCAACATACCATCTTCTAAAAATGTCATGTCCTTTTACATCAAAATCTAAAAGTGATAATGTTTCATCAAAACACTTTCTTATTTCATCTTTAACATTTTTTTTATAAGGTAGTTGGTCAAGTATAATAGAAACTGCTTGGTCTCTCTCATTTGAAATAATTGATTCGTTAACGATATCTTCTATCGCACTGTCACATTCAGGTTGTTGGGATACTTCACGATATCGTTTGACTAAGTCATATTCACTTTTGTCTCTTCCGTCTGTATCTAATACAGTTGCGAAGTGACCTCCACCTGATATTTCGACTGTGCCGTCATCAGGTGAAGGTTGTGTGAATTTCTGAACGCTATCGCTGTCTTTAATTCTTTCGAATTTAAATCCGAATAATTCTGCCATAATATTTACTCCTATACGCTTTATTTATAAGAGGCTGTAAGCCTCCTAAATTTAACTTAGAGTGAAAGCATTAAGACCTTGAGATACAAAGTGTTGATATCTCCATGTGACTTCAAATTCCTCAATAGCATTTGTTGTTTCATATGACAAGTCAATCTGTGCGATTGTCTGTGGATATGCGTTAACAAATCTATATGTTTTTAGAATTGTGTCGTCTCTGTCTAATTGCTCTACTGTCAAATCAGTTTGATAGTCACCAAGTTCTGTAACACCAGTGTTACTTGCAAGGTCATTGATTCCGTTCATCCAACGTTCAATTGCATTCCTTACAGAAAAGTCTGTATCATTAATGAATGTAGTTGACCATGTTTCGAACTCTCTATCACCTGCGATGTAGATGTTTCTTCCTCTGAAAGGTACAGGTATCTCGCCAAGTGTTTGACCTGGTAAGTTTGATGCCTTTGCTAAGAATGAAGACTTTCTTGTATCTAATCCAATTGCGATACCTGGTGGTGGTGTTATAGTTACTCTAAATTGGTTGGCTCTTGCGCCAGCACCAATCATATTTGCTTTAAAGTCATCTATGTTTGCCATTATACTGCTCCTGCCACTTCAGTAAACGCTACACCAGTTCTTGTTGCAACGAAGTTTAATTGAATGAAGTTGATAGCTCTTGCAGGTTTAACAAAAATATCTGCAACGAATTCATTTCTATCAATGACTTCGCCAGTGTTATTTGTTGCATCTGCTACTACAGAAAAGTCTGTAATTCCTCTTCTACCTTGAACATCTCTTAGGAAAGGTTCTACTAATCCTCTAAACTGAGCTCTTGTAAATTCGTCATTGAATTCAAAGAGTTGGAATTTAGCGGCAGTAGCTACTGCTTTTTCTAACAAGATAAACAATCTTCTAACATTGATTCTATCAAATGCTGAGGGTTGTGATAATGCTGTCTTGTCTCCGAATAAAAGCACACCTTGACCTGGTTGATTGATAACTGGGTTTACTCTTCCTCTGTACAATCTATCTCTTTCAGATTGATTTGGATTGAAAGCAAGTTTAACTGCTCCTCTAATTCTACCTCTGTTATATCCAGCAGGTGAAAAGAAAGAATCAGCAACTTGGTCTGTTCTTGCACAGGTACCAGCGACATCACCATTTAATGGTACAAATCTGAAAGTATCATTATACTTGTCGTACATGTACTTGTAACCAGAATCTAAAACCATGAAAGATGAACTTGGAAGTGTATCAGCATCAGTTGTAACATTGTCTGCTTGTGATGTTGAATCTGTTACTCCAACTACTGCACCTCTTCTAGGTGAAACAAAACATAAACAATCTTTTCTAGCTGTTACAATGTCGTTAAGCATTGTTGCATGAGTAGTGACGCCTGCTGTAGTATCAGCAACGATTGATGATGGTCCACCTAAGATTAAGTTTACATCTTCTAATGCGTCATCTTGGAATTTCTCATAAGCAATTTGAATTTCCCCAGCAGTAACAGCATAATCGTCTGTTCCACCAGTTAAAGTTCCAGCATCAACTCCAATAACATTTGTAAATGCAGTTGTGCCTGTAAGATTTGTTCCCCAATTGGTACCACCTGAAATGTGGTCAGTCCAATAAATTTGAGTTGAATTAGCGTAAAGAAAATCTGGGTAGTAAATTGATGAACCTGATTCGTTCTTTGCGTTTGGATGCTTAGATAAGTTTCCGAAACTTTCGATAACTGAACTAGTTCTTCCACCTGCGGCTGTATTTGAAAAACCTGTTACTGAACCGTCTGTATCATAAACAACAACATGTAATTCATCATTTGTTCCTCTTTGATTTGATGACGCATATGTTGAAGTACCTGGGGCACCGTTAAATAAGTCATAAAATCTCCAACGTCTTTTGATGTATGAGTTGTCAGGTATGGTATTATGAACACCACCACCATTTGGATTATCTTTTTGTCTAATTGTTAATGTGTCTGTTGAAATAGAAACGACTTCATATTCTTTACCATTTTCGCCAGTTACAGGTGTTGTACCGGTTGAATCTGAAAAGAATGAAATTAAATCGCCAACATTAATTACATTGTTTGCTAAATCTGCATCATCAACTGCAATTGTTGTTGAACCTGCAGCATCTTCTCCAACTGTTAAGTTAGAACCTGATAATACTTGTTCGTATGCTGTTGCACTTGGGCAAAGCGAAACTCCTAGTGAGTTACCCCATGTTCCAGCAGTTCTTGCAGCCCATTCGCCGTGTGAACCTTGACCTGTTGAAAATGAGTTTAAGTAGTGGTCTGTGTCTCTTATTAAGATACCACTGTTTGCTCCAGCGTTTACAATACCTGATGCAGCTCTTACAACCTTTAAGGAGTTTGTATAACCTAAAAAGTTTGCAGCTGTAAAGAATGTTTCAAAGTTACTACTATTTGGTTTACCAAATAACTTAACTAATTCTTCTTCACTTGATACTGTCGTTACACTAGAAACAGGGCCTTTTTCAAATGCACCTGCGATTGCACCAATAGATGTTGCAACGGAAGGTACCACATTAGTTAAATCGACTTCTCTTACCTGTACGCCAGGTGATACTAGAAATGCCATGGGTTGTCTCCTTTTAAATGATTTAATATATCATTATTTCTTTATACACGTTTATTTATAGTTTTTTATTTTTCACAACGCCATTTTTATAGACCGATTGTATATAAATAAGATTATGCAATCACACTATGACAAATATAAAGAAACTATCAAGAAAGTGGCAAGACGACACTATAATAAACGTGTATCTTGGTTAAATTCCCACTTATCCGATAAATCTTGTATCAATTGTGGTGAATCTGAAACTATATGTCTCAAATTCTATCCAAATGATTCAGAAATTCGCAAAAAATCAAAAACTACTGCAATTAATGGTCAAAGAGACGAAATTTTAACTCTCATAGACAGTTCAAAAGTTCTTTGTCATAATTGTTGGATTAAATTAGATAGTGATTTAATCGAACTTATTTAGTCATCTCTAGGAATTACAACTGTCGACCACTGACTTCCGTATTCTGTACTTTCATACGGGTCATTTAAACCATCATCTACAAAACCAAAAGGTGCCATATCGGATTCTAATTGA